ATGACTATGGGCAGGGCGGCAAGACGCTCGGGGATCTGCTGGAGAAATATCAGGAGCTTGTTACTTCCCCCTGTTGAGGATGGAGCCCGGAACACTGAAACTCTCGACCGTGCTGCGCAGAGTGGTTTCACGTCCCGGCATTGGATGCGCCTTGCACCATTCGGGCGATGACAGGCAATGCGCTATGGTTCCCTCGCCTTCGCAGATGCAGCATTGTTCGTCCTCTGGGTCGAGGCAGCAACAAGAATCATCAAAGCAGTCGTGCTCGAAATATCCGTCGCCGCCGCAATCTTGGCACATCTCAAACGTCACACTGCTTCCGCACCGTCCGCATTGATATTCGTCTTCCATCACTTCTCCCCCAGGATGGAGCCAATCTGCGAGAGAAGTTCGGTGTACTGGCGTTCGCGTAATCCTTGCATAATTCCGTTGCGGCCCGCCTGATCGTAAAACAGGAAATCACTAGGCAACTCCAGCGGCGGCATCCCCTTCTCCACGAGCGCACCGATGGCGGTGAGTTTGGATTCGAGCGCGGCAAAGATGGGATCGGCGTCGGAGCAGAGATAAACCGAACTGACAACTTCAGGCCCAGCGCAGAGATACGAACTTTTCCGCTTCGGCCTCTCTCCCGTCGCTGCTTCGGCCTCGACTGCGGAGATTGCCATACTCAGAGGAATCAAGTACCCCGAAGAGTCAGCCATGCGATCGGCTATTATTTGGCGCGCCGCCTCTACGAGCTTCCTGACTGCTGGTGTCATTTGGTGCCTTCCTTTTTCTTCCTCTGGTGGCCCCCATCGCCATTTGCCGCTGTCCCTGTAATTCAGGTAGAGGCACACGAAATAAATGATTGTTACTGATACCACTACAGTCAATATGCCACTCACGGCTTGCCTCCTTCCTGCGTCGCTATGGTCATTTGGTGCCTTCCTTACATGCGAGGATTTGCCACTGTAAACACTTGCTTTTGTCCGCAATCTGGACAGGTATATTCGTAAACTCCATCCGCGTAAACCATGTGTGACGGCGGGTTATGCTGCTGAGAAGAACATGGGTATGTAAGTTCTGCAATTTTTCGTAACGGCATTCTAATTACCTCCTAGTCGTACATTTGCTCGTCAGGAAACAGCCACGAAAGGAACTTGTCCACCAATCGCCACCAAAGTTTACGCATCCTATTTTCCTTCCTCCGAGGCTTTCTTTGGACGCGGTGTAGCCCAGGCATAGCTCTTGCAGGCGGGGCACGCCTTCGGCCTTGCGGATCTAGGCTCCCACTCGTGATAACATCGCTTGCACTTCATAGATTCACTCATGCCAGTAATAATAATCATATTCAGATGATCGCGTCAAGTTTTATTTCCCAACACGCCCCAACTCGGCATATGATATTCGTCATGCGATACCTTCTGGCATGGTTCCGAGAGTACCGAGCGCAGACGAGATGGGACGGATGGGAGTAATGCACGTCAACTGGTCGCAGCTGTGGGACTACCTCTACGGTAATCGGCTGGCGATCGAGGGTGCAGTTCTATTTGTTGTCACCTCTGGAATCAAGACAGCCCCGGTTCCTACGAGCGTATGGGCTCTCTGGCTGTACGATTGGGGCCACCAACTGTTCAACATCACCAACACGCGCCTGAACTCGACACCGACCGTCACCCCGCCGGCACCAAGCCCAAACGCCCCAAAGTAGCACCCAAGGAGCCTCACATGTCTATCTTGTCCAATATCGGTCATGCCCTCAAGGTTTTCTTCACCGGAGCCGTCAAAGTGGCCACTGCCGCGGAACCTTTCGTCGAAGCCGTTTTCCCCGGCACCGCGCCACTGTTTACGGCCATCACCACTGCTGTAGGAAATGCGGAAAGTAATGCAATTGCGGCTGGCGCACAGAACGGAACAGGCCCTCAAAAACTGGCTTTGGTGGTGGCGTCGGTGACGAAAGACTTCACAGCTTATGAGGTCGCCAACGGAATCACCGTGCCTCATACCCAGACTCAGATTGAGGCTGCGGTCAATGGAATCGTGGCGTTTCTAAACAATCTTCAGGCTCCGACCAACCCCTAAAGCCCCTCCCCAGGCACACAGCGTCCGTCCCTTGCGGGGCGGATTTGCTGTTTATAGCGCGAGGAAATCCGCATCAGGGCGAGATTGGGAAACTTCCCGTCGAACTGCTACTGCTGTGTCCTCAGCTGCGTTATTGCTCATGGCTTTGCTCCTTGGGCGGGCATGGCTTCTGCATTGATGGCCCTTGGGCGTGATATTGGCGATGGCATGATCCGCACTCAGTTTGAACATTCTCCAGCGTGTCGCCCCACATGCGTTTGTTGCGCTTGTGAGCCATATGGAAGGCGTTCGGATACCAGTGCGGAGCAAAGTATAGAACGTGGACTCCGCATCGCTGGCAGGCTTCTTTGTCGCGCAACCAGCACGTTCTCCGCAGGTACTCCAACTCCGTACCTTTGAGTCTTCCTGGCCGTGGCTTGGATCGCGGTCGAATCATGCGCCATCCCTTCGTTCTGCCTTGCGCTCACATGCCGCACAAGCCTTGTCAAGATTGCCCTGGCGCAGATAGCAGTTACAGGCTATACAGCGTCTCCGTGGTGGTTGGGGAGGCATCCATACGTCGATCCCGCTGACGATCTGGCCAGCTTGCTCGTAACCGTGGGATTTCATGCTAGCCATTTCGCCACGTCCTCAATAGACCGCGCCACGATGTAGGTGTGATTCTGCTCCTCCACTTGAATCTGGAATGACTTTTGCGCCTCCGATTGTTTGCCCTTGGGCGTCTTGCACTCGATCCACAGGAAACGCGCTTGCCATACTCCCCAGTCGTCCAAACTCTGCGGGGCGGCGAGTATATCGGCCATGCCGGGGGAACCGAACCGGAAGAATCTAGTCTCAGTCTTGACTGCTCCCGTATTCATGCGCCACGCCAGAATGCGACGGGCGGCAAGATATTGAAGAATAGCTTTCTGGATATCTGACTCTTTAGGCATGGGCTACCTTCCCGCTGTCCATGATGCGCTGCTCATCGCGGCCCCGGCACTCATCCTTGTACCCGATGGCCCATCCCAGCACTGCGCTCTCCTTGTTATCCGCGTCCCCGCGCTCGATTGCCAATTGCACGGCCTCTTCAATCTCAGCCTTAGCTCCCTCGGTGAAGTTGAACAGCATCTTGGCTGGCGACTCGATATGCTGATCCTTGTGGTGAGCTTTGACGTGGGCAATCAGGGCCGGATTGTTGCCCCGCGCAGCCTCCAGCACAGCAGGGTCACGCCTGACCGCGGTACTCAGCTGCACCAGCGTCCCCACGTTCGCCTCACGGATCTGCGCGTAGTCGGCGGCTGGTATGTCCAGCAACGCTTTCCTAGCCCTCAGAGCGGCGTAGGCGGTCGATCTGGCCGGCGAGTCATCCTCCCCTGGCGTGCAGCGTGCCATCCACTGCCCAAACGTTCCGAAGGGGAAGCCTACCGAGTCATCGATCACCTCTTTCCATAGCTCATTGGATTCGCAGTCGTGAAGCATCAGGCCGAGAACGGCGAAGCGGGTTGCGTACTTCTTAGCCCACTTGCTGACGGCTTCGGTGATGTACTGGGCGCGTTCGGGGCGGGGTAGAGCGGTGTAGTCGGTCATTCGTATACCTCCCAATCGTCAGCCAGCAAGTCTGCCGACCATAGGCTGTTGGTATACTTTTCTTCTTCGGAAACAATATCTCCATCAGGGTCGATAAACAGAATCCACCAAGGCATACTTCGCCGGCGAACTCTGTTCTTAGCCTTCATCCATTTCACGGCTTGACCTATATCGCTCATGCTTCTAGCTCCTTCTTGCGCTTCGTGGCTCGCTCAATCAGCATCGCCAGTAGTTCCGTGTCACCTGATGCCTTCGCTGCCCTGAGCACGTCCTTTATAGCCTGTAAGTCTGGTGCGTGCTTGATAGCCAGCAACGACTTCACGCTGCGGTACAGCTCCCCCATGAGAGCCTTCTCGGTGCCGTAGACGCATACTATCTTTAGCGGCTCGCCTTCGGAGTAGGGGGATGGGAGAATGTTGGTCATGCAAAAATAAACCTCTTGACACGCTTACGGCTATGGAAAATGGAATCATCCAACATCTTGTAGTTCCTTTAGCTTTTCGTCTATCCAACCCCCAACATCTTGTGGTTTCGCCAAAATGCTACCCTCTTGCATGGTTCCAAAGCGGGGCAGCGCCAGTGCGGTCGTTTCGCGCGGCGATGCTGTTGTTGCTTTTGTCGTTGGGGCTGCTGTTGCCTGTTCTTCGGCCTCAACGAGTCTGAAAGTGGCATGAGGGAACTTCTTCTGGGCAAGTTTCAGGCGGCGGTTAGCCAAGATGCTCAGGGCAGGCTTGCAGTCGGGATCATCGGGGCTGCACGTCCACCATGTCCGCACCCACTCACCGCGTTTCAAAACCTCTATGAATTTCAATCGGTAGTGTCCGGCCATCATGCCACCTCCTGCGAACTATCATGGCCGGGGCATCCTGTTTTGTAATCGAACCCCTCGCACTCGCCCATCGGAATAACCTCATGTCCCTTAGCCAATTCGTCATATAGCGAGTTTTTGAACTCCTCAACCGATGCGAACTTGGTTCCGTCGCTTTTCGTGGTGTACTTCATAGCCCGATTGAACTCTCGCTTGGGCCAGTTCAGCATTCCGCGAACCGATACGCACATATGAATCGTCTTGCTCATGCCACCTCCTGCGAACGTGCTGCGCTCTGTGCTGCTGCCCCTGAGAAGTGACGATCCAAAGCCGCTGAGACTTGGCCCCTGGTCGCCCCGTTGGGAATCGGTATGCGGAGTTTCTTGCAGAGATGAACCTGCTTCTCAGACGGGCCTACATCGCGCCACCGGGCTTCACGCTGCAACATGGCCTTCGGCATCACCCCTGAGTCCACCACGAGCTTGTCAGCCACGTTGAAGGCTCCTGCTAGGTTCTGCGCTGCCACCTCCACATCATTGCCATTCACCCGGCCACGAATCCACCACTCGCCCAATAGGTCGGCGGAGATGCTGACACGCTCCCGGCCTACAGGGATGAGGTAGGCATCTCCCTGCTTCGTCCACGCCAGTTCAGTCAGGCGGGAGACTTCGGGCGGGTAGGATACTTTGAATAGAGAGATGTTCTCAGCCATCGTCTTCAGTTCGTCCAGATTGCGTAGGTCGGTGATGTTGGCCGTGGGGAACTCGGCGGCGATGCGCTCCAACTGTTCTCGCGCCTTCGTGAACTTCTCGCCTTTGAGGTCTAAATCCTTCGGCAGTCCCAGCAAACTGGACACCGTGCAGAGGTCATGCTTCGATGCGCTGTCGCATACGTCCAGCACCAGCAGGTCAGCCTTGCCGTCAGCGATGCGCGTTCCCCGGCCTACTTCCTGGGCGTACCGGACAAACGACTTCCGCGGTGCTGCCAGCACGATGCAGGACACGAAAGGATCGTCATATCCGATGCCAAGCAACTGAGCGCAGCAAATGACGGGGTAGGCGCCTGACTTGTGCGCGTCGATCTTCGGCTGACGTTCGGGGTCTTCTCCCCATACAGCCTTCGCATCTATACCGTGGGCCTCGAACGTGGCGGCGAGGTCGAGGGCGTGTTGCACGTTGGCGGTGAAGCATATGGTTCTACGCTCCCAAGCGTGCTTTGCCCACTCCTTGACCACGATGGCATTGCGCTCTGGCGTGTTGACGGCGGTGGCTAGTTCTTTCTCAATGAACTCCCCGCCGCGTGTCCCAACCGTGGACAGGTCGCCATGCCCGGAGACGCGCATTGCCCGAATGTCGCAGAGCCAGCCCGACTCGATGCCGGCGCGGATGCCCATGTCGAACACGATCTCATCGAACAGAGCCTTGAGCCCTTGGCC